AAGGTCCACAAGGGGTACAAGGACCATCAGGACCGTCCGGTCCACAAGGTCCACAAGGGGTACAAGGACCTCAAGGTCCATCGGGCCCTTCAGGCCCACAAGGACCACAAGGGCCATCGGGTCCATCGGGACCCCAGGGTCCACAAGGAGTACAGGGGCCTCAAGGGCCATCGGGACCTTCAGGGCCACAAGGACCACAAGGTCCGCAAGGGGTACAAGGTCCTTCAGGACCTTCAGGACCACAAGGACCACAGGGAGTTTCAGGTCCATCCGGCCCTTCAGGTCCACAAGGCCCTGCCGGAACTGGTATTGTTAATTCAGGATCGGCTGGGGCTGTAGCCTATTATGCTACTACCGGCACAACGATTAGCGATGGATCAGCGGCTTCAGTATATGCTGGCGACTTTGTGATTTCATCTGACGCAGATCTTAAAAATGTTACGGGTAATATAACAAATGCGCTTGATAATGTTATAAAACTCAATGGTGTTAGATATACGTGGAATGATATAGCTCAAGAGATGGGATTTAGCGACCAAGAAGAAATTGGAGTTCTTGCTCAAGAAGTAGAAGCCGTATATCCGGAATTTGTTCAATACAATAATGATACTGGTTATAAGATGGTTAGTTATAGTAAATTAGTTGCGGTTCTTATTGAAGCAGTTAAAGAATTATCAGCTAAAGTAGATAAACTGGAAGCTAAATAATATGGCAACTGCTATTTCAAATCCTGCAAGTTTTAGTTCGGTTCGAAGTGCATTTAATGCCGAGAACCTTGGTATATCTACGAGCTTTAAAGACTATAGACTGGGCGGTCCTATCGTTCCCTTTACTTCTCCTTTTTATTCTATAGGAGCTGCTACTCCTGGTGATGATCTAAAACTAAGTCAATTTAGTGGATTTGTTGTGCCTTTTACTTGTAATCTCACTGAAGGATATTATGATGATGGTAGCTATCGTAAACGAGGACTTGGTTCATCAACTGATGTTATCTTTCCATCAATGGGGTCTGTATCTTCTAGCACAATAAATAAAATTGGTGGGGGTTCTGCGACACTTATAGAGTTTGCTGCAAGATCTGTTCCATTTAAAAGTTCTACTATAGATAATTTGAATTTCAAGGTTGCTGGTAACCATACTGGAACTTGGTGGAGTTATATAAATTATAACTCAAGCACATTTTATAGAACAGATTTTGTATCTCCAACCGGCGATTATGATTCAGGAAATAATGAAACTATATGGTCACTTCTTGGAAATTACCTTTCAGTCTTTACAAGTTCCGGTACCGTTAGAATACTTACTGTTGGATAGGACATTTTAATATGATTAAAATTACCAAATGTAATGCTACAGATGTTACAGAAAATGAATTTGAAAGATTATATAATGAAGCCTTCGACTATATATCTGAAGAGCGCAAAAGAATGGGCGATGAGCAATTAAGAAATGCATTATTAAATAAGTTGGAATTATTTCCATTTATTAAGATTGAAGTAGATGATTATCTAGTTGGTGTTGCCAGTTATACAGATGGATTTTATAATAATAAAAAATATATGTTGCACAGACATCCAATTTATGGATGTGATATCAACGGTTCAAAAGCGTGGTGGTATTCAGAAGAATTTCAAGCTAAAACTAAATCGTATGTTTTAGATAATAATTACTGCGGCGTGATCACAGCATTCAATCCAGCATCACCAGCCGCTAAAGCAGTGATTAGTCATTTTGGATCATTTAATAAATATTATAATACCCCTTTTATCTTAGACGATTTATCCACAACTGGTATATCGTTGAACGACAACACCTTATCTGTTTTAGTAATTGATTTAAATAATGATGATTAATAGATACCAAATGTCAATTAATAAATAAAGAATACCAACACTTAATAATGGAGACTTATACTATGTCAAATAATACTGAACAAGAACCGATGGTTGCTGAAAATCCACAACCAGCTCCTACTGTAACACTTGAAGTGAATATTAATGAACTCAATATCATTATGTCGGGTCTTCAAGAGTTACCACATAGAGTAGTGGATCAAATTATACATAAACTTGTTGTACAAGCTCAAGCACAATTACAACCACCTTCATAAGTACTTAAACCTTAATAGGAATCAACATGGCTACCCCAACTACAAAAGATGAATTTAAAGAATACTGCCTACGTAAGTTGGGCAAGCCAGTCATTGAGATCAATGTTGATGATGATCAACTTGATGATCGTATTGATGAGTGTTTAAAGTATTTTGCCGATTATCACTTTGATGGTTCTGATAAAGTCTATTATAAACACCAAGTAACAGAACAAGATCGAACAAACAAATACATCACATTACCCGAGAATATCATGGGTGCTGTAAGAGTATTTCCTATTGCAGATCCAATTGTTAGATCAGACGATCTGTTTAACATTCGTTATCAAATTGCTTTGAATGATCTTTATACTTTGACTTCGGTTTCCATGGTTCCATATTATATGACGATGGAGCATCTATCTCTTATTTCTGAATTGCTTGTGGGTCAACAGCCTATTAGATTTTCTAGACACAAGAACAGAGCATATATTGATATGGACTGGGGTAAAATTAACAACGGTGAATTTCTTGTAATTGAAGCTTATGAAGTTATTGATCCAGCTGAATGGTCACAGGTCTGGGGCGACCGTTGGTTACAGCATTATGCTACAGCAAAAATAAAGTATCAATGGGGAAGCAACCTCACAAAGTTTACAGGTATGTCGCTTCCTGGTGGGGTTCAATTCAATGGAGAACGAATCCTTGAAGATGCACAACAGGAAATTACTAGACTTGAAACCGAGATGATTGCAACTTACAGCTTGCCTGTCTCGGATATGATCGGATAATTTAATGCCTAGCGTTTTCTTCAATAACTTCAGTAGTTATGCTGAACAGAATCTAATTGAAGATCTTATTAATGAGAGTCTTTCAATTTACGGTCACACCGTATATTATCTACCTAGAAAAATCATCAAGAAGGATGAAATCTATAGCGAAGATACTTTATCAACATACGAAGAAGCATATGAGTTTGATATGTATATCAGATCATATGATTCGTATGAAGGCGACGGATCATTCTTATCTAAATTTAATCTTGAAATTAGAGACCAAATAACATTGACTGTTGCTCGCAGATCATTCGGTAATGAAATATCAACTGCAAGACCGGATATTCAAAGACCACGTGAAGGTGATCTGGTTTATTCAACTATGATGAAGAGAATCTTTGTTATTAAATATGTAAATAATACTGCAGTTTTCTTCCAAATGGGTGACCTACAAACATGGGATCTAACCTGTGAAGTCTGGGAATACTCTAATGAAAGATTCAATACGGGTAATAGTGAAATCGATCAAATCGAAGAACTATACTCAGTTTCAAATGTATTTGATGACGAGTTGTATGAAACGGCTATGGATGACGTATTTGCAACAAATAAAGAATTCCAAGATGAGGGTACTGGAATTATTGATTGGACTGAAACGGATCCATTCTCAGGAGGTAACGTATAATGTTCGGTCAACCATTTTCACATAATATCCTTCGCAAGATGGTTATCTATTTTGGTACACTATTTAATAATATTACATTAAATAGATTCGACCTACAGGGTAATCTTATACAGTCCAGCAAGGTTCCACTAAACTATGGTCCAAGAGAAAAGTTTCTTGCACGTCTTGAGGGCAACCCAAACTTAGATCGTAGAATTGCTATACAGTTACCACGTATCACATTTGAAATGACTGGTTTATATTACGATTCAACTCGTAGAATGCCAGCAACAAATAGAATAACTGTTCAGAATCCAAATGATCCGTCTGGTGTTCGATATCAATATTCTCCAATACCATACAATATATCGTTTACAATGTCAATCATGGTTAAAAACGTAACCGACGGAACATATATTGTTGAACAGATTTTACCTTTCTTTGGTCCGTCTTGGCAGGCAACATTAAATCTAAATCCAGACATGAATTTAAAATATGATGTACCTATTACATTAGATACTATTGACCAAG